AAATTTCGGTTTTAGCTTCTCCACGTACATGGACGCTGTTATCAAATGGTCGAACGTCAAGTCATATTTTGGTAGCTCTTTACCTTGTTCGCTACTATAGGCGGACAAAGCATACGCGCTTTGTCCTCCGTCGGCTTCTGATGCTTCTGACGCCAGCCGCAGGCTGCGCAACATGTCGCTATGGTTAATGCCAAGCTGCTCGGCCAAATGCAAAGAGTCGCAAACGAATTTGGAATCGGGCAGAATAATCATCTCGGTAGCTTTTGCCATGTGTAAAAATCCTTGTGGGCAGTTTGAACATTCCTTCAGAAGATGGTAGAAATGCCACCGAACACAGGCCCACTGTGTTCGACAAGCGGTCTTATCATAAACCTCGGTAAGGCCGCAATCTTTTTAGATATATGACCAAAACAAAAAAACAAATGACGAAAAAAAACCCTCTGCAAATATGCAAAGGGCAATGTGAGCATTCTTATGTTTCCCCCGGCGCAAGGCACAACATGCGCCCCGCCCAAATCCGATGGAATTCAAAGTCTAGCCTATGCGAAATCTCCGCACAAGTGCTTTTACTTCAAGCCCCATTTCTTTCGTACCGCTGCAAAAATGTCGTCAGAAGTCGCGGCCTTGGTAGGTGCTGCAGCGGTTGCAGTTCTCGACCCTTGGCGGGCGGCGGAAGTCTGCACCTTCGAGACGGCATCTTTACGCGCAACATCCGCTGCGGCTCCACGCTCTTTCGCCATGTTCTGGGGAGAAGTCCGCGACAGCAAGGGACGCAACAAGCTCTCAAGTTCGTTCGACATATCCTGGAGATAAATCTCTTGGCCATTGTCGAGCTTGAGCTTTGCCTCTTGCAGCAAGAGCTTGATTTGACGGTCGAGAAATCCTTTGTATTCAGCAGGAACTTTAGGAGCCCACTTTTCAAAGTTGGAATCGATCCAAGCGCCGACCGCGGATTCATCAGAGTTTCTGGCCTGTTCCGCTGCTGCTGCGCGTTGCCGCTCCCGTGCCGCTGTCTGCGCACGTTGTTCCATGAGAATATTCTGAGCTGCCCTCTGGTCGCGCACCGCTTTGCGCTGGTCTTCTGGCATTCTAAAGTACTGGGCCTTGTCGATGAGGAAATTCTCGATGACTTTTTCATCCATGTCTTCCGTAATCATCTCAAGCAGTTCCCGTGGATTGTTCTTCCAAAGATTGTCGATTTCCTTGTAGTTCTCCAGATGGGTTTGGTTCTTGACGCTCTCGGCCTTCAAAGCCTTGTAAGCTTCCGCCATTTTCGTGGCGCTATTTCCGCGCTCAAGTGCTTTGTTCAGCGTGGCTTCGTCTTTGAAAGAATGGGTCTTTCCACTGGCGTCTACGAATTCGTGCAGAGGCAGAGCGTCGAACTCTTCCTTGCTTAAGCCACCGCGTAAACTATCGTCGCTTGCGTCAAACTCATTGGAAATTTCGGGATCCTCGCCGTCAGGATGATCGGAATTAAGATCCATTTGCTCTTGTGAGAGACCTTCGCCCAGTAGTTCATCGCCTTCATTTACCCCACCTTCGCCGTCGTTGAGCCCGTAACTGGTCATAAGTGAAGAGAATAGAGCAGACGTGTCGCCGGTTTTAGCAACTGAATTAAGGTCAGGTTTCCCGGACGTGGAAGAGGTAGTCGTAGAAGTTCTTGCCGTGGATGAAGAACTGGTCGCAGATTTTACGGGGGTTCCTGAGGGCGCAGATGTTGACATAAATTCAGGCATAAAGTCTCCTGTTTATCGAGTGTTTAGGCCGTAAATCCCGATAGGGATTCCGGAAGTGGTTGCTGTGTCTCTCCAGAGCTTACGGGTGCTGGGCCCGAAGGAGAAGGAGCGCTAGGTGGAGGAAGGCCGCTAGCGTTACCGCCACCGCCAGAACCTCCTGCCGGAGCGCCACCGGGTTTCCCCCCGGGAGCGCCACCGGGTTCTCCTCCGGGTTCTCCTCCGCCTTGCGCTGCGGCTTGCAGTTTTGCCAAAGCGTCTTTATGTGCATTCCAATGATCCCATATTTTCTTCTTCACATCTGCATCAAGAAGCTCGAACTCTTGCGTCTGTGTGTATTCCTGAACTTCGACCATATGAGCAGTATGATCGTGCCACTCTTGAACATCTGGAACGCCGCTGTTGATAAGGGAGATGATTTCTTCCTCTTGGCGGCGGCGGCTTATCTCGAAGTAATCTTTTACATCAAGCATATCGCCATCAACAAGCAAGGATAACATCTTTTTCATATCCATGCCAGCTTTTTCGAACACACCAGATTTCATAAGTTCGAGGATTTGTTGCTTACGGGCAGCAGGGTCTGCGGGGAGATAAACTCCGAAGTCCGCAAAGATTCCGTACTTGCCTTCGAGATGTTCAGCGCGGAAATATTCAAGGTTGGCGGTATTCTCTGCCCCCGCAACACATAGCAGGCGTTCGACCGTGATGTATTGCTTTGTAAGACTGATAAGCATCTCATACATTTCAGAGATAAACTCTTTTTTCTTGTTGAAGAGCCGCACGCGGAATTTATCATCGACTTCGATCGACATCTGTACAGCGTAAGATGAAAGCTCGCGGTTAATCTCTCCACGGGAGAACTCATTCATACCGTAGACAGAAGAGATTTGCTTCTCGTATGCAGAGTTCAACTGCCAGATATCTGGAGATACGGCGGGAGAGCGTAGAAAGTCTGGCTTTTCTCCACTCATGGCATTGTAGAACAACACGTTGGCAGGGTTGTTGCTCAATACGTCGTCATTGATGGAGCCTTCTGGCGCTATCATGCGAGGTACGGAGTTCAGCTCAAGACCGGTTTGCACCAATTGGAAGAAAGTATTTTGTGCTTCTTGCATAGGGATGCAATGAACAGCGCGAGAAATGCCATAGGCGCTTGAGTCCAAGTCCAAGTCCGTCAACATAAGGAACGGAAGCTTCTTGTGGGAGTAAGGGTTGTTCTTCCTCTCCAAGATCTCTGGATCATTTTTGCAGATGAAGAATACATGAGAACCCATGAAAGCATTCCAAGGTCTTCCACGCTCCCAGTACTCATAAATCATCAAGCTGGTATTCTCTTCGTCTGAACCTTCGCCTTTTGTGCCGGAAGAGCTTAGACTTTCTTCCTCTCTGGCATATTCTTTTAGGCGAGTCTCGCTATCCGGCCAGCGATAAACGGCTTCTTGCAAATCCATTGTGTGCTTTACGACACAATAGTTAGCTTCAGCAAAGGTCTTTGCATCAGGGTCTATGAGAAAATCCTCAGCTCTGATGCTTCGGATGTCATAGTCGCCTTCCATCTTAAACGTGTCTGTCTCAGGATTGAAGTTGTCAGGAATATCTGCAGGAGCGTCCCCGCCTTCCGTATCCCAGCCGACATATAACACGCCTACGCCAATCGTAGCAACGCCAAGCCAAGGCCCGCTCTCAAGAATCTCTTGCAGGTGCTTGGACTTCTTGATGTGGTTTACGACGGTTTGCGCTGCTTTCGCTGCCTGTACATTCTTATGGTCTTGGTTATAGGCACGGAATGTTACCGCTGGCTCTGAAATACTCATCTTAGATTGCAAGAAGAGTTGCGCGGTAAAAAGGTGCATTCCATTTATCTGCGGAAGGCCGTCACCCTCTGCATTCTGTGGAGACATATATTGCTGCGCCGCTTGTTGTGCATCATATGTTCCGTTCATATTGGCACCGACAAGGCCTTGATAAACGTCCCGGCAAGCGTCCCATTCGAGCTTCAGCTTTTCTACCTGCTTGTCTAAGACTTTGAATTTCTTGCGGAAAAACTCACACAGGTCTTTGTCGGAACGGATTTTTACCTTAGCCATTATCGTGCCTCACGATTTAGTAGCGCGTGTGTTTTAGCTGAACGGTTCGGTACTTGCTTAGTGTCTGCAAGCAAAGCCCTTGCGCAAATAGCCAAGCGCTCTTCCACGGTAAAAAGCTGCGCTCTGATTTTATCAAGTTCTCTTCGTATTTGTAGGTAACCATAACTTGCGGCAGCAGCGAAAACTGCCAGCGCAACTGCGACCGCAAAAAATATTGTTTCTGTCATCGTCGGCCTCGACTTGCTAGAGTTTTGAATGTGGCGTTTCTCGTGCGTTCTCGCCCACCTTTCCATGGAGATTCTACCTTAGGCTTGTCGATTACACCACTTTTCATCAGCCACTCATGGGCGACCATCTCAAGCTCTGTTTTCGGCAAGTTAGGTTTCTTCGCGTCATACACGGGAATTTCTCGACAAAAATACATTGCGCAATCCAGCATATGGTCGTCTGTCTTCTTGATCATTCCGTTTTCCCGGAATTGATAGACGTTTATCTGGCGCATAAGTCCGGAAGCTTTTTGCCGAAAGAACCGCAGGCGCTTTGACGTTACTTCATTTCGCAGCGCCATAATGGCCTGTTCACGGTTCTTTAGCATTGTGGGGCGGAACTGAACGTTCTTTGCGTAAGCACCAAAGAAGCCAGAAGCGTTGTCGTAGAGCGATAACGTGTACTTGAATCCGGGATGCGGGAGACGCCTATCGATTTCTTTTAAGATATGCTCAGGTGTAGCTAGGGCATTCTTCCACTCGAATTCTGTCGCATCGCAACAATACCAGATGCCTGTGTCAGGGTCTTCCGCGAATTGGCAGAAGCCAGTAACATGTGCTGCAGGGTCGGCGACTCGACATCTTCTCCAATAAGTCGGGACGTCAAAGTCCTCTACGACTTCCATCTCAAGATTGGCGAAGACGAAACCGCCCTTTAATTCATAGTACCAATCACCTTTCATGCGGCTTTCAAGCTCAGCAGGCCCGCATTGTCCCCAAGTACTTACCGCATGTTGCGAGCGCTCCGGGTTGTTTTTATACCACGGATTGTGTATGAGCGACCAAGAGAAAGTCTGTACATTTGGATGCGTATCGAGAAAGTCCTTGATTTCTTCCACAGGGTTTAGTGGAGTAAATCCCATAATCATCACGCCGTCTTTATCAAAAGTACGGGTAAGAAGTTCCGTGATAATCATAACATTTGGCGGCATTTCATCGATAAGCACAACATCTACGGAAGCGCCCATCATTGAGCGCAAGTCCTGCGCGTAAGAACGGAATTCGATGATATCTCCGTTCTTGCACGTTACTCTGTCTACGTTCTTTTGGGTGGTATACTCCACCATTTGCTTGCCATTTGCATCAGTGTAGAACCACTCAGGCACAAAGCCTTGGATGTATTTGTTCCACATTTCACTGTTAACAAAGTCATAGTTAGGGCCAAATACCCAGAAGCGTTTTGGCGCGCTGTTGAGATACGCCTCTTCTGTCCATTTGCCAAGATTCCATTTCTTGTTGAAAGGATGGTTGCGGCATATCATCCAAGAGATATCGCGACAGGTGGAGAACGTCTTGCCGGAACGGTTTCCCGCTCTGGCAAGTTTGATTCTCGCATCAGATTTAAAGAACTCGCGCTGTTCTTTAAACGGAACCATGGCAACATCCAACGGATTAAACACCCGGAGGTCACGGTACATCCGGGCCTTTTTGGCCTCTTGGAGCTGGTAATATTTCTCCAGCTTTATGCGGTCTTCGTTGGATAGTTGGGCCATGTTTTACTTCCTACCCATGAAGAGTTTAGCGAGTTGGCCAGCAATTGCGCTAATTTCTTTCTGTGGCTTTGCTTTCCCGTAAATTTTTCTCACTTCTTGCGTCATGTCGCTGAGAACTGCATCAGGATTTTTAACAATCCCATCTGTCGCCGACATCGAGGACTTATAATGCGCGTCCATCGAAGGGAAAACATGCGGGGCAAGAGTCTCTGCAATCTGGGAAGCTTTTGCGCTTGTGCCCAGACCTTTTAGCGCGGTTTTTGCAGCAGCCAAGCGCTTCCCTTCTTCGCCTATTGCTCCACCCATTGCAGATTTGGAGCCTTTTGCCGGGAGCTTTTCATCAGCTTTGGGTTTAAGTGGGCGCGGTATACGCCCTTCGATCCCGTCGTAGGACTCAAGGGGATTTAGATCCCAAACCTTTTCATCAGCTTTGGGTGTAAATGGGCGCGGTATACGTCCTTCGATCCCGTTGTAGGACTCAAGGGAATTTAGATCCCAAACCTTTCCATCAGCTTTGGGTGTAAGTGGGTGCGGTATATATCCTTCGCTCCCGCTGCTAGGATCAAGGAAACTTAGATCCCATGGCGCGTTAGGATCAGTCAATTGTAGGGGAGTTTTTCCGCTTGGAAGGGCTTTTTTAGAACTTCCGGGGAGAACTTTCTGCCCTTCGCCCAGTTGTAAAGGTTTGCCTTCTCGCGCCACTTTTGGCTTTGGAGAGCCAACAGAGGTTTTGCTTCCGGGGAGAACTTTCTGCCCCTCTGGAAGCGCTTTGAGTTTTGCTTCCCCGACTGCGCCGCCCTTTGCAGGCTTTCTCCCGGCAGTTTCCCGCCCGAGTGGTGATAATGTTCCGCCCGCTTCCGTTGCACCTCCTAAAAGTGCTGGAGATGTTCCGGCTCTTGCTGCACCAGCAGCGTTCCGCCGTTGCGCCAAGATGGATGCCAGACCAATACCGCCCGCACCCGCTGCGTACATCCCAGCATTGCTGCCCTCATCGCCTTCCGATGCAATCGGCGCAGGAGTTGGGGGAATTGCCTTGCTCAAAGGTGCAGGAGTTGGAGCGGGTGGAACCGCATCGCCGCCAAGCTTCCCGGCT